TCTAATTGAGGTGCTATTTCTCTACAAGGCTGATTAATAGTATCATCATTTCTAACGACACCAAATACTTCAGAACCACCTAAAGTTAAAGTAGGGCTACTAGCATTTAATGCATTAGATGTAGTAAATAGTCTTTGCCTAGTTTTAGGTAGCGAATTTAAAATTTCTTTAGCACCATCTGTCAAAAACTGTGTTAGTTCATTTTGTGTAGGTGCACTACTACCATCAATAGATAGACCTGTTAAACCTTCTACTTGTGCTTCAAATGTTGCCATTATATTTTAACTGGCTTTCTTAAAGCTTCCATTACTGGATCTTTTTTCTTGACTGGCTTTACAGTTTTCTTTTTTACTGCTTTCTTTTTAGTTGCCATACAATCTTTGTCTCATTTCTTTTGTATTTTGATCAATACTTTGCGTAGAAAGTTCTACATCTGTACGTTTACCCATATCAGACATCATATACATATTTGTAGTAAATATGCTTTTTGAAGCTTTCTTACCGCACTTCTTACAATAAAACCACCCTT